ATAGAACGTGAGGTTGACCGTGGCATTTTGGACACCGCCGTAATAGCCCCACTTCATGTCGGGCCACACCTGATCGACGAAGGTCTTCACGTCCGCTTCCGACATGGCAAAGTAGCCAGTCTGAAAACTGGACAGCATGGGCTGGCCGTCAGCGTTGGGCGACGTCTCATGCTGGTAGATGTAGCGGTTGGTGGGGTCTGCCCCGATAGGAGGGCCAAGGACAGACTGATCGACCCAAGCGGACCTGCCAATCGTGCCGAAGTCCCAGACCCTCAGAAACACGTTGTATTTGGCGTATGCGTTGACCTCACCGCCATTGCTCATGGTCGGATAGTACCACGTAATTTCGCCAAAGCGAGAGTTCACCCCGACCCGGATTTTCTGCAAATTCGTCTGGTCAAGGTCTTGGAAGATGACGTCCCAGATCGGGCAAGAGACAGGTTGGACGCCATCCCCGGTCAGGGAAAAGAACTGAGATGGACCCATCCAATAGACAGACCCATTGATGGATGCCGCAGCATTCCTTGCAATTAGACCGCAGCCAGAGCCGACCTCGTTGAAGGAATAGACGAATGGCTGACCGATATACTGCATCGACCACACGCTAAGGTCGGTCCAAAGCAGGGCCTGCTGCGCAGCTTGGATCGCGCCGACAATCCTAGACCCCTTGGGGATGCGATAGGAACCGGCCTGATTGATGACGGTGCCGATCCAGTCGTTGTAGTTGCTGACGTCGCACCAGCGGACCAGCAGCGGATCTTGGATGCCAGTGAACGTGGAGCCCCAAGCGATGATCTGGCGTTGCGGCATGGCCACAAAGAAGCCGCCGTTGACGGGCGGTGCCTGCGGGATGACGACGGCGATAGGATCGGAGCCGGTGGGATCCCATTCATAGATGGGCTGAAATTGAGGGTCCTGCTGAGAAACAGGCTCAAAATTAAAGGTGGTTGGAGAAGCAAGGAGGATTTCACCCCAGTTGTCTAGCGACCAGTCGTCTGAGTTGATCGCAGTTCCCGTGCTGGGGACAACGGCGGTACCGGTGCCGTACCCGCCGCTGCCATATCCGCCAATGCCGTACCCGGTGCCGGAAGGGATGGCACCGACACCAAAATTGTAGATAAAATGGGCTTGGCTTCCGTTCAGGTAATCGGTGGTCGTTGACGACGGGAGCGTCAGGGCGTTGATTGTAAACTGGCTGCTGCTGATGACCGTATCGACAATGAAGTCGCCATAGAAAACCGTGCCGCCAACAGTCGTGGGCATGAGGACGGGGAAGGTCGATCCGACGCTATAGCCGTGATCAGCCAGCGTGACCGTGACGACGGCGCTGCCAGACACGACAGAGAAAAGCGGCAGCGTTGTGGTGGTAGTGGTGGACGTGGCCTCAAGCGGCGACCCAAGGGCGTCCAGCGCCTGCACGGAATATGATGTGCCACTAAGATATCCGTCAGGGTTGCACGGATACAGGCCAAACAAGACGACCCCGCCAACGGATATCTGCGTGGTAATATACACGGTATTGTACCGGGTGATGCCGGTCACAGTCGCATCCGTGATGACAATGTAGCTACTGCCACTTGTGGCGGATGCAGCCGCCGCGATGTTGTCAGAGGTGATGCGGGGCGTAATGTCGCTAAGGGTGCCATCCGTGATCACGCCAAGCTGGGCAGACCCGGAGACTCCAATTTCCTCAGTCCCGTAGGCAAGGTGCTTATCCGCCTGCGTGTCCTGCCAAGGCCAAAGGGCGCGGGTGATGGCCGGCGTGGTGTTGGGGTAGTATTTCGTCCACCCGCCCAGTTTTTGAACCAGAGCGCCCTGCTGTTGATCGGGAATGAAGCGGACAAGTTCGCTTACTGAAATGCCGGCCTCGTTCAGGGCTGGCGTTTCATTCTGATCAACGCCGGGGCGTAGCTTCAAACTGGCGTGGGGCATGAAGCGCTACCTTGTTGGAGTGGCCGCAACCGGAGGCGACATGGACGACCAAGCAGAGGCGCTGAACTTCTTGCGCCCCTCTTCGACCGCAGCCCCCCTCAGCAGGTTTTGGTACTGCAATTCATAGGTTGGGCCCATCGATGGATCGTTAGAAGCCTGACCAAAGTTGCGCTGGAACTGGGCAATGTAGATCAGCGATGCTTGGATCAGCAGGTCCGGGAAATAGGTGCTGATGAAGGTTGTACCGGTAGCGGCCAAGGGCGTTGTCGCGTTTTCGTACAGCGTCGGCAGGCGCACGGTGCCAACCACGTCAACAGTGTAGGCGATGTCGGGATAGGGGCCCAAAAGAATGTTGTTGTAGGTTTCGCCGCCAGTGGAGAGGTCTCCGCCGTACATGGCAAAAAGCTTTGGCCGCGCCCTGCTGCCGGCAGCGGACGATCCGTACACGTTTTGCAGATACTCTTTCGTGGTTGGCAGGAGCGGGTATGTGACGCCAGCCACGTTCAGCGTGATCGTCTGCACGGTGACGAAATCATATGCGCCAAGCTGCAACTGGTTGTTCCCAATCGTCAGGGTGTAGGGCCGTGACGTCTGGGATGGAAGCAGGTCCAGATCGCGCTGGATGCGGAGTTCCGCGTAGTTGAGCATCTGGGGGATAATGGCGTTGAATGCCTCATCAACCCCCACAACGACGCCAGCGGTCGTCTGCACATTGACCACGGCCATGGTGGCGACCTGCGTCACATAGCCGTTGTATGTGAGCGGTGTTGTCTGAGGCGTTGCTGGCATGGCGTCCTGCTGCAATAAGGTGACTGCTGCGTTCTACCAAATACAGAGGCAATGTTCTAGTGCCGGTGATTAATCGGCTTTTTCGCTCATGAGCCTTAGGTTTTCAATCAGCCTTGCGTCGTCCGGGGTGTATTGAAGGGCCAGCTTGCACTGCTCAATGGCGGCATCCTTCATGCCAAGGTTCCAAGCCGCGATGCTGGCATAGTCGTGCGGCTTCGCGCCCCACACCTCAGGATCGACCGTGTAGACCAGTTCGCGGTCCTTGATGGCCAAGGCCGACAGCGCAGCGCCATAGCACTCAGCCCACATGCATCTTTCGTAGGTAAGCTTGGCAATTTCGACCCAAGGTTCGCGGGTGTTGGGTGCTTCCACCATGCCCATGCGGGCGGCCCTGATGGCGCTGTCCCAGTTGCCAAGTTCTGAATAGCAGCGCGACATCACCCTGTATGCGTAGCAGCGTTCGTTTGCCCAGTTGGCACCGGGCAGGGCAAGGTACCGGTTGCACTCATCAATGGCCTTCTGCCACTGGCCATGGAACGACAGTTCGCGGGCGTAGTAGAACGCATTGCGGGGGTCGTGCGGGTCTTCCTGAACCGACATTTCCAGCAGAGGCAGATACTGCCCACGGCTCTTTGTCGGGTCTGGCTTGTGGATCACCAGCAGCATTTCCGTCTGGGCGTACTTTTCATTAATCAGGTACGGTACGGGGTATTCGTGGCACGGGTGAATCCAGCGGTAGCCATGGCGGGCGTGGATCTTTTCATAGAAGAAGGCGATCCCAGCGCCCCAGTCGAACTTGTAGCGCAGGCGGGTGGTGTCCGCTTCCCAGACGCGCTCTATCTCTTCGCGCCATCCCGGCTGAAGCTCTTCGTCCAGATCAAGGCTGACACAGATATCGATGTCCTTGGGGATCAGGGACAGAGCCGCATTGCGCGCATCGTCAAACCGCCAAGGGGTGACGCAGATGTCGCGGACCATTGCGTATTTTTGCGCCAGTTCGACGGTGCGGTCGGTCGAGCCTGTGTCCGCGATCAGGATGAGATCAGCGTCCTTGGCTGACGTGCAGAAGCGTTCGACGAACATCTCCTCATTCTTGGAAATGGCATAGACGCAGATTTTCAATGGGATATCCTTTATATGGTAGGTAAGATACAATTCTAAACGCGGGCCGGACGTCAATCAAGGGATTTCCCCTTGTCGGCAGAAACGGCTTATGGCGGCGATATAAACAGGAAAAAGTTGCTGGTGTTTACGACGGGCGGCGGCCCTCCCGGTGGCAAGCCGTAAACAGGTTGCGCGGCTACGCTATAGTCGAGCGTTGCCGAAGACGGGCTGAGCGTCTTGGCTTCGATGTAGGCAGCAGGTTGCCCGTAGCCGGTAAAATCGAGGGTGAGGACATCAGTCCGTGTTGGGAGCGGCATTTGACTGCTCCTGCATCATTGCGTCGTAACGCGCAGCCTCGGCCTGCACTTCCTCGTCTGTGGGGTCTGACTGGAACTTGAACGCCACGGTCTGGCCGTTGATGGTCACGCGGATGCGCCACTTGCCGGCGTCGTCATGCTCACGGTCGATGATCTCGTACATGGTCAGACCTGTGTCGCTGTGAGGTTGCAGACGTAGCCGATAAAAGACGTGCCGCCGAAAGCGTGTGCGTAGATGTCCACCGCGCCTGCCTTCGTCGGTGTGAACGTGATCGTTACCGTTTCCCAAGTATTTACCGCCGCCGTCATGTCGGTGAACACATTGTTTGGCACACCACTGATCTGACCACCGGGGCAGACAAGGCGCATAGTCAGGTTGTTTCCATTGCGCCGCATACGGGCCGTAACGGTTACGGCGCTGCTGGCGGCGCAGACCACCGTACCCAGTTTGAGCAGCAGCGGGCTATTTGCAGTGGCAGTCGTTGACGTCGGACGCATCCGCCACGCCGTCGTCGCGGGGCTATCCACCACTGCGGTCTGCTGGTTGACGGTGCCGATGCCGGTTTGAAACACCCAGCTATTGTTGTCGGTGTCGTCAAGGCGGTTAGCGTACACAAAGCCCGGTACGGGATTACCGCTATCAACCTCTGTCGCTTCATTGATGGTGAAGTTGTTAAGATATAATTGGCCAGCCAAATTGTTTACACCCTGACTGTGTCCCGAACTGCTGCCGCCGTTAATTGAGTTTCCAAAAGAATTGCCTGCATTAATAATGGCAGGCGATGTCGAACTATTAGTTAGCGTGGCTGTGCCAACGGTGCAGTTAAAAGAACTGTTAAATCTAATATTGCTAGTTGTACTGTTAGTGCCACTATTCCCGCCGATAACGGAGCCAACCGCATGGGAGTCTCCGCTAAAATCCAATCCAAAAGTGGTGTTATTAGACGCCAGTTTAACATCTGTAATAGTTGAGCCTGTTCCGGCAAGCGCAATGCCTTCGTTGTTGTTATTGACCCATAACGAAGAGATGTTGATACCTACAACTGACGTTGACCCAAAGTCAAAACCAGTGGTGCCACAGGCAGTCATGTACGCAGAACCAACGGTGATGTTTGCTGTGGTAGACGCAAACTGGATGCCTGTTTGGTAACGGCAGAAATTTAACCGGTCGATCTGAATGAAGCTGCGGGCGCTGGCCTGCAAGCCGATGCCATTACCGCTGCTGCCGTCGTACCACGTTACGCCGGTCTGCGTGGACATGTCCGTGCGGTTCCAGCCGCCGCTGTACGTGATAAGGTTCCCGCTGGTGCCGCTATCATTAACAGCAGCCACAACCGCGGTGAATGCAGCCACCGTGGTTTTAGTCGTCTCGCGCTTGTAAGTCGTCACCGTCTCAGAGGTGCCGTTATAGCCTCGGATGTTGGTGGTTTGACTAGTATTATTATTAACGTTGGCCAGCATGATGACATCGTTGTTCAGGCTCTGGATGGCGTACCACGCCTCGTCGCCCGTGCCGTTCGACTTTGAAACCAGCGACTGAAGCGTCACGCTGTCGGCGGATGAAGCGGCTTTGCAGGCCACAATGTTGTCGAGAATAATCGTCTGCGCGCCAACATCGGTGACCACATAGAACGCCACGGACTGAATAGCCGCGTTGAGGTTAGTGCCAAGGTCAACGGTGACCGTTTGAAATGTGCCAATATCACCAAGGGCAGGGACGTTGCACTGATGCACAACCGTGTCGCCAATGGTGTCTGTGCAGAGCGCCACATACGTCTGGCCGGCAGCGCCTCGAGTTCCAGAGTTTTGGCGTATCCAAAAAGTTACTTGTTGGTAGGCGGAAAGGTCGAGCGTGGCAGGCAGCGTGTAGTAGGCCGCCTTGCCGGTGGTAAATCCAGCGGCGATAGCTATCTGTGCGGACGAGTTGCCCTCTTTCCACACCGTGATATTCTGCGTAGCGGTGACGTTTGCACTCGCCGTCCACGCAGGCTTCTGCCCCAAGCCGCCACACAGGGCGATGTTCTGCACCAGCGGCGTTGCTGTCTTGACCATGCAGTTGTTGACTTTGGTAATACCGCCACTTGCGGGGCCAACGGCGTTACCCGTGGTGTTACTGCC